TGCTTGGTTACACATCAGCAGCAGCAGCAAGTGTTTATTCTGGCTCACTTGGATTTGCTCGTAACTTAATTGTTAACAGCACACAATGGGGCAACATCATGGGCTACAACGACAGCGGTCGCCCAATCTACAATGCTTCACAACCTCAAAATGCAGGCGGAGCAGTTTCAGCTCAGAGCCTTCGTGGAAATGTTGCTGGCTTGGATCTTTATGTTTCTCGCTCACTTGATGGATACACAACTGGTGATCAGTCAATGATCGTAGTAAATCCAGATGCATTCACATGGTACGAAAGCCCACGCTTACAACTTCGTTCAGACATCACAGCAACTGGTCAAGTATCTGTTGCTTACTATGGCTACGGCGCATTAGCAGTTAAAATTGCTGGTGGCGCAGTTTGGTTCAACAAGAACTAAGTAAGCCCTTAATGCCTACTGGTGCTCCCGCTGGTAGGCAGCTATAAATGGGAGTCAAAGAGAGGAATTTATGCCAACAATTATCACCGCAACTCAGTTGCGATCCGTATTGGGTGTAAGTTCCTCTCTTTATGATGATACTTACCTAAATCAAATTATTGACACAGCAGAAACAGTTATTCTGCCAATGCTAGTTACATTCAAAGCACCAATCGAAAAGGTATCGCTGACAGATAATGTCGCTACTTTCACTACACTAGGAATACATGAATTCACCGAAGGACAATCAGTCATCATCACAGGATGCGGATCACCATACAACGGAACAAGAGTTGTCTTGGCAGATAATCTTGGACAATATACCTTTTCGCAATCGATCACTAATGCCGATATACTCGAGGCTAATGTCATCCCATCAGGAGTTGCTGCCCTTTCTGGCGGATCAACTTATGTTGGAAATGCAGCTGTTCAATCAGCTGTCTATACAGTTTCAGTCGAAGTCTTCCAAGCAAGACTTGCAGGTGGAGGACAAATTGAAGGAGTAGATTTTACTGCAACTCCTTTTAGAATGGGCAGATCATTATTCAATAAATGCGTGGGCATATTGGGAAGTTACATAGACACCGAAAGCATGTGTCAATAAATGGCTAACCAAACAATACTTGAACAAATTAGAACACCTTTAGCAACCGCTTTATCTAGCGTTGCAGGAAATGTGTATTCATTTGTGCCTGAAACAGTTATTCCACCAGCTGTAGTAGTTGTTCCAGATAGCCCATATTTAGAATTTGAAACAATCAGTAAATCAAACATTCGTGCAAAGATTAATTTTACGATCTCAATTGCAGTTGCATATAACAGCAATCCTGCTTCACTCGACAATATCGAGCAGCTAGTCATAAGTGTTCTGGCAGTAATTCCAAATGGATATATTGTCAGCTCGGTCGAAAGACCAACAGTAACAACAGTTGGAGCAAGCACGCTGCTAATCGCAGATGTCAGAGTCAGCACCTACTACACACGAACAATCTAAGGAGAATCATGGCAACCCAAGTAATTACAGGTCGCGATGTTTCGCTGTCTTTTTCAGGTTCATTAGGAACAGACATCGATGCGCAAGCACTTTCAGCGACTTTAACAAAAACAATTGATCGTCAAACCTATCAGACACTTGATGGTGAGGCATACAAGACAACCAATGTTGAAGCAGAATTTACAATGGAACTTCTAGCAGACTGGGGCAAGACTTCTTCAGTATGTGAGGCTCTATGGGCAGCAGCAGACAATTCACCAGATACAACTTTCACAGTTACAATGACAGTTACATCAGGACACACTTTTGCGTTTGACTGCTTACCAGCTTATCCAGCACCAGTTGGCGGAACAGCACCAGATGCACAGACTGCAACATTTACTTTTAAAGTATCTAAGGGTGCAGTAACAGAATCACTATAAGAAAAAAACGGGAGCAAAATGAAACTACAAATAAATATCGAATACAACTCAGGCGAGCAAGCAACATTTACCGCCCAACCGCCTGAGTTTGCGAAATGGGAAAAACAAACAGGAAACATTATTAGTCAAGCATCCGAAAAAATTGGAATGTGGGATTTAATGTTTTTAGCATATAACGCTCATAAGCGTGAAGCTGCTGGAAAGCCTGTCAAATCTTTTGAAGTATGGATGGAAACAGTTGCAGACATTCAAGTCGGTGATGCAAACCCAAAAGCCATCCAGTCGGAAGCCTAAATAGATTATTGGTTCAGTTGGCAATAGCCACACAGATACCAATAAGTGAATGGGTTGATGGCGAGGACATTTTAACTGCGTTAGAGATATTGGAGCAAAGGAATGGCAGATGAAGCAATCGCTTACAACAAAGCCGACCTTCGCGATATTTACAAAGCGTTCAAGGTTATGGATGACCAAGCAACAGAAGAAGCTAGAACTCAATCTGCTGCTTTGGCGTTTTTTGCATCTCAAGAAATTAAAGCATCAGCTGGAACGCGAACAAAAGCAGGCAAGGTTGCGCAAAGAGTTGCTGACGGAGTTTCAATTTCAAAATCCAGCAAAATTGGTGAGTTCAGTTATGGTTTCGCACGCCAGAAATTTTCAGGTGGGGCTACAACGCAAACCCTATGGGGTGGTGTGGAGTTTGGATCTAATAAGTTCAAACAGTTCCCTACATATTCAGGACGGCAAGGCAGAGGTTCGCGTGGATGGTTTATCTATCCAACGCTTCGCAGAATTCAGCCTGAATTGATTAACAAATGGGAAGCAAGTTTTGATCGCATTATTAAGGAATGGGTCTAATGGCTACTGGTAATCGCACCTTAAAATTATCGATCCTTGCGGATGTTGATGAATTAAAAAAAGGTTTAGCCTCAGCTAATAAAGAGGTTGAAACAACCGCTGACAAGATTGGCGAGTTTGGTAAAAAAGCAGCATTGGCTTTTGCAGCTGCTGGAGCAGCCGTTGGAGCATTTGCAATATCTGCTGTTAAAGCAGCAGCGGAAGATGAGAAATCTCGTAAAACTTTAGAACAAACTATTCGATCTAATACTAAAGCAACCGAAGAACAAATTGCTGGTTTAGATGATTACATATCTAAGCAATCAATAGCGACTGCAACTACCGATGATGTTTTAAGACCTGCTTTTGCAAGATTGGTTCGATCAACTTCTGATGTTACTAAAGCACAAGAATTGCTTTCTTTGGCTCAAGAAATTTCTACGGCAACTGGCAAGCCACTTGAAACAGTTGCTAATGCTTTAGGTAAAAGTTTTGATGGGCAGAATGCTGCTCTCGGCAAACTTGGATTAGGTATTGACGCTGCAACTCTAAAAACAATGTCGCATGAACAAATCATGCAGCAATTAAAAGGAACATACAACGGATTTATTGCCAATGAAGCAACCAATGCTGAATTTAAGTTCAAACAATTAACTATTGCTCTTAATGAAACTAAAGAAAAAATTGGAACAGCATTATTACCTATTGTTAAAGAATTTGCTGATTTCTTACTTGCAGAGGTTGTGCCAAATGTTCAAGCCTTTGCAGCTGGTTTAGTTGGAGATGATAGTGTTACCGCAGGTATTACTGCTGCAACTGAGGGTGCATATAATTTTGGACTACAACTTATTGATTTAATTACTTTTGTAATTAGTATTAAAGATGAACTATTAGTTCTTGGTGGCATTATTGCAACAGTATTTGTTGCTAATAAAATTGTGGCATTTGTGAGTGCAATTATGACTTTAGTTACCGCAATGAAAGCCCTTAGAACTGCTGCTGCTGGTGCTGCTATTGCTACGGCGTTTGCAACTGGAGGAGCATCTGTCGGGTTGGCTGTTGCTGCTCTTGCTGGTATTGCTGCTACTTATGGGTTATCACAATTAGCAGGAGGCGGAGATTTACCAACAGTTCCATCAGCTTCTAATACTGGATCAAACTTTACTTATGGTTCAAGCAACCCAGTTAATATTACAATTAACACATTAGATAGCGAGAGTGCAGCTAGAGCCGTTGCTAAGGTAATAAATGAGAGCGCAGCAAGATCTAATCCATACCTATCTCGCGCTGCTGTAAAGTAGGAAAGAATGACTGCTTGGTCGCCAGTTTGGAAACTCACGGTTGCAGGTGTTGATTACACCGACATTGCAATAAGCGATATTCAGCATCAGGCTGGTCGAACAGATATTTACTTGCAACCAAATCCTTCATTTATACAAATCAATCTTGTGGCATTATCTGGTCAAACCTTGTCATTTGATATTAACGACAGCTTAAATTTACAAGTTAAAAATAGCGCAGGAACTTATGTTAATTTATTTGGTGGGGATATAACTGATATAACTGTTGCTGTTGGAGCAACTGGGGCAATTGCAAGTGTTGTCCAATACTCAATTCTAGCAATGGGATCACTTGTTAAATTAGCAAAAGAATTGTATGCAGGAACAATCTCTCAAGACGAAGATGGAAATCAAATCTATGATCTATTGTCTAGCGTGTTGCTTGGAACTTGGAATGATGTTCCAGCAGCTACAACATGGTCAGGATATGATGCAACTGAAACATGGGCTAATGCCGTAAATCAAGGGCTTGGCGAAATTGATCAGCCTGGTCTTTACACAATGGAAAACAGAGC